TGGTGTTTCTGAAGGTGTAGTTCCATGGGCTAAAATTTATGACTCAACTATTTTAGCTACAAACCAAGGCTCAGTTAGACGTGGAGCAGCTTCAGTTAACTTACACATTAACCACCCTGATATCGAAGAATTCTTAATGATTCGTCGCCCAAAAGGAGATGTAAACCGCCAATGTCTTAACTTACACCAGTGTGTAGTAATTGATGATGACTTTATGAACAAGTTAGAGGATAAAGAACCACGCGCTTTACGTTTGTGGGGAGAAATTCTTAAAACACGTTTGGAAACAGGTGAACCTTATATCATGTTTGAAGACAATGTCAACAACAACAATCCTCAAGCATATAAAAACAATAACTTGCACGTTTCAATGACAAATATTTGTTCTGAAATTGCACTTTATACAGACCCACTTCACTCATTTATTTGCTGTTTATCGTCTTTGAATTTGGCACGTTGGGACGAATGGAAAGACTACAAATTTGAAAATGGTATGACTTTGCCTGAATTGACATGCTGGTTTTTGGAAGGTGTATTACAAGAATTCATTGACAGAGCCAAAAATGTTAAGTTCATGGAAAACACTTACCGTTCAGCACTTAAAGGTAGAGCAATTGGTATTGGTGTTTTAGGATGGCATACATTCTTACAAGAAAAAGGTATTCCATTTGCCGGCATCCAAGCAAATTCTTACACTCGAATGATGTCTCAATTTATTGAAGAAGGAGCATTAAAAGCATCTCGTGATCAAGCAATTGAATATGGAGAACCAGAATGGTGTAAAGGTACAGGCTTGAGACATACACACCATTTAGCAATTGCCCCAACAGTATCAAACGCTAATATTTCAGGTGGTGTTTCACCTTCAATTGAACCAATCCCAGCAAATGTATTTAACTTAAAAACAGCTAAAGGTACATTTATCAAGAAAAATCCAACATTGGAGCGTTTACTTGAATCTAAAGGGTTTAACATCGATAGTATTTGGGAACAAATCGCTAAAGATAAAGGTTCAGTAATGGGATTGCCTGATCACATTTTGTCGGATGAAGAAAAACAAGTATTCTTGACATTCAAAGAAATCAATCCATACGAAATTGTTCGCCAAAATGGTATTCGTCAAAAACATATTGACCAAGCTATTTCATTGAACTTAACATTTGATCCATCTGATTCACCAAAATACATTAGTGAGGTACATAAATTGGCATGGAAAGAAGGTATTAAAACTTTGTATTACATGCGCTCAGAAAGTATTTTAAGAGGAGATAATCTTCAACGTACTGCCGACTGTGTTAGCTGCGAGGGGTAATAGACTTTTAATAAAATGAAATGGGGGTAAGTTAAATCTTACCCCCCTTTTTTATATGTATAATAAAAAGAAAACTATGTTACCATTAATCGCAGACACAACAGCAGCTACATCAACAGACTTTGGTGTTTTTGGACAATTAGCAGACTACGGTCCATTAGGTCTAGCCGTTTTAGCTTTAGGCTATGTAGCTTGGCTATTCATTAAGCGTCATTTAGCTGAAAAAGATCGTTTACAAGAAGAATTAAAAGAGAAAAAAACTACAACCAAACGTAAACCTAGAAAATAATGTCATTCGGACCATTTGAAGTATTAACACAGTATGGAGTTTTAGGATTTGCAGTCCTTGGCTTAGGTTATCTTTGTTGGATATTTCTAAACAGGTTGATGAAAAGTGAAGAAGATCTACGATCAAGAGTAGAAGAACTAGAAGGTGAGTATCGTGAAGATCTAGAGAAAAAACTAGAAGAAAGCACTGAAAGCTCTAAAAGCTTAAAAGAGACAATACTATCATTGTTTGGTAGTAAGAAAAGATAACTATGAAGAAAAAGTTACTCATAGTAGGAGCCTCGTTTATAGCCTTAGTTCTACTTGATATTTTCTCTAGTGGTCATGGACATGTAGTAGTAGTTGAAGATAATATCCATTTAAATGGAGAAAACAAACAACTAACTCAATCAAACCAAAAGCTAACAAGTAGCGTAAAGCAACTAAAAACAGCAAATAAACAGTTAGTAGAAGAAAAAACAAACCTTGAAGAAATGGTTTCTGAAGTTATAAGTGATTTAGACAGTACAAAATCTGTAGTAAAAGACATTAAAAAAGAATTAGCCAATGAAAAAGATATTGTTCGTAAGCAGTCTACTGGTAAGCAGTTTGAGTTTCAGCCAATCACGCTACCCACTTCAGACGATAATTAATGATGACTCAGTAGTTATTCTTACCAAAGGTCAAGCAGATACTATCAATGATATTTTTGAATCTCAGAAACAAAAAATTGCAGACACAAAGCAATTGATTCATTTTAAAGATTCATTGCTTAACCATCAGGATTCATTACTAAGAGTAACTAATTTTGCTTTAGTTCAGTATGACTTATTAAATGCTGAATATATCAATACATTAATGTTTCTGGATTATATAGAATCATGGATATATGATAGAGCTAAAGAAGGATCATGGTTATATTATTCATATGATAGCACTTGTATTGAAGCAATAGACCTTTCAGATTATGAAGTAAGAAAAAATGATTATACAGGAGCCATATTTTTTTATAGAATAACTGATACTCCATTTGTACATAAAAAGAAAAATGACTCTTTTAGAAAAGGGTGGGAACAAGAAATAACATTACCAAACAGACCAAAAATACATAGATTATGAGAAATTTCTTTAAACAGTTGTTTGACGACAACAATTCAATCAACGAAAAATCAGTAGTTGGTTTCATCGCATTCTTTATGCTAGTAATAGCTTTAGTAGTAGACTTAGCTACCGGAGCCTATGGTAAGCCATTATTAATCAACAAATTTATCTTTGATGGTTTTATGGTAATTGTTTTAGGTTCATTCGGTATTGCATCAGTTGATAAGTGGATTAATAAAAAAGATAAAAAATAATGAGTTTAAAAAGTTTACAAGAAAGAGCAGGAGTAGCCGCAGACGGTGCTTTTGGTCCTGGTACAATGAAAGCAGCAATGACGTTGCTTAAGTTAACTCCAATTCGTGCAGCGCATTTCTTTGCCCAAACATCACACGAAACCGGTGGTTTTAAAGCATTTAGCGAAAACCTAAACTATTCAGCACAAGGTTTGCAAGGTATCTTTGGAAAATATTTCCCGGGTACATTAGAAGAATCTTATGCTCGTCAACCTGAAAAAATTGCTAATCGTGTTTACGCATCTCGTATGGGTAATGGTGATGAAGCCTCAGGAGATGGTTGGAAATTTAGAGGTCGTGGTGCATTGCAATTAACTGGTAAATCAAATTACGAGGCGTTTGCAAAGTATTTAGGCAACAATGAAGTGCTAGAAAATCCTGATCTAGTAGCTACAAAATATTCTTTTGAATCAGCAATGTTCTTCTTTGAAAGAAACAAATTGTGGGCTATTTGCGATAAAGGAATCAATGATGCTGCAATTTTGGAATTAACAAAACGTATCAACGGAGGTACACATGGTTTAGAAGACCGTAAAGCAAAAACATACAAATATCATCAATTCGTTAAATAAATAAATTATGCAATTAAGTGAACATTTATCTTTAGCAGAAGTTACAAAGAGTGACACTGCAAAACGTCGTGGAATTTCTAATATGCCTACTGAAGCCCATATTGCAAATTTCAAATTATTGGCTGAAAATATTTTTGAACCAATCCGCAAACATTTTGAAAAACCAATCTTTATTTCATCTGGGTATCGTTCAGCTGAATTGAATAAAGCAATTGGTGGAGCAGGTAAAACAGTTAATGGTGTTTATATCCCGTCATCACAACATTGTTCAGGTGAAGCAATCGACATCGATATGGATGGACATGCTGGTGGTGTTACCAACAAAATGGTATTTGATTTCATCAAAGAAAACCTAAATTTTGATCAGTTGATCTGGGAATTTGGAACAGATACTAACCCAGATTGGGTACACGTATCTTACGAGTCTACAGGTAAACAAAGAAAACAAATTCTTAAGGCAGTTAAAAAAGGTGGTGCTACATCTTACGTGCCATACAAATAATTATTTCTCTAGAAATGATTGGAGCCCCATTTAGGGGCTCTTTTTTTCCTTACGTACTCCCAATATTTATAGTACGACATGCAGAATTTTAAGAAAGATCAACAAATCCCATTAGTACAAGTTACTGACCCAAGTACGGGTCAAACGTACTATGCTCCTCAAAATGTTGTTTACGATGAAAAAAACAACAACGGTTCACAATATTTACGAAATGTTATAGTAGATCAAGCAGTATCTGCATCTTATTTTAGTGGCAGTATTACAAATGCTGTTAGCGCTACTTCTGCTTCATATGCCGCTACTGCATCTTATCTACTTGGAAGTATAGCAAGCGCTTCATTTGCAACTAGTGCATCATATGCTTTAACAGCATCTTATGTACTTGGAAGTATAGCAAGCGCTTCATTTGCAACTAGTGCCTCATATGCTTTAACATCCTCATTTGCTACTCGAGCGTTAAGTGCATCATATGCTGCAAATGGAGGAGTAACGCAATTACTAGCAGGTCCAAATATTTCTTTATCTCCAACAAATGGTTTAGGCCAAGTTACCGTTAGTGCTACATTAAGTGGAAGTACAATTTTTAACACAGCAACAGGTTCATACGGTAGCTTCTATGACACTACAACCCAAACCAACCCCGTAGCAAATATACCTCGTTCAATGTCTCTTAATTCAACAGACATTTCAAATGGTGTATCTGTTTCTGGGTCAACAAACCCTTTTAACACATATATTAAAACCCAAAATGCGGGAGTATATGATATTCAATTCTCAGCACAATTAGATAAAACAGATAGTGGAACAGATGAGATAGTTATTTGGTTAAGGAAGAATGGTATTGATCTCACTGATACAGCCACTAGTGTTAGTTTAGTAGGTAACAACGCTAAAAACGTAGCAGCTTGGAACTGGTTTGTTTCATCAGCAGCTGGGGATTATTACCAAATTATATGGTACTCACCTGATACTAGTGTAAGATTATTTGCTGAAGTAGCAGGAGGAGGACACCCCGGAATACCATCTGTAATTGTAACAGCAAACCGAGTAGATCAATTCTTATCTAATACAGGTTCATTTAGTGGTTCGTTTACAGGAGTATTTACAGGTTCATTTAGCGGTTCAGGTACAATAACATCTGCTTCATATGCTTCAACTGCTTCCTTTATAAATCCAACAACTACAAATGCCTTTGTACAAGGTGGTAATAGTTTTGGAGCACAAGCAATTTTAGGTACAAATGATAATCAGTCATTAGCACTTGAAACAAGTGGATCTATTAGAATGTTTATTTCTAGTAGTGGAAATATTGGAATTGGTACGAGTACACCTATAAACACTTTAGATATTCAAAGCACTACTACTGGTTCATTAAGAATTTCAGGTTCTGCAGGATCACAAATAACACTTGTTAGACCAACTGCAGGCCTATTCGGGTATGTAAGGTATTTAGGTACTAACATGGACATAGGAACTAATAGTAGTGATCCTCTTAGATTGAATACAACCAATGTCACTAGAATCCAGATTCTAGAAACAGGACTTGTAGGAATAGGAATGGGAACTTTAACTCCATCTTCCCTTCTTCAAGTACGTGGCTCAGGTACAACATCTGCTACAACTGCTCTCCGTGTTGAAAACTCAAGTGCTGTTGCTTCATTAATTGTATTGGATAATAGAAATGTTGGTATTGGAACAACAACCCCTTCAGCATCCCTCCACATTTCAGGTGCTTCATCTGCTGCTCTATTAGAAATAGATTCACCAACAGCAAATAACATATTATTTGTAACCGGTAGTGGTAGAATAGGAGTTGGAACCAACATCCCAATTACAACCCTAGATATTTCAGGCTCAGGTCGTTTTACAAATGATTTAACTGTAACAGGTTCCCTTATAGCTCCAAGTATAACTGGCTCACTTTTAGGAACCTCTTCATTTGCCACTAGTGCATCGATTGCTAGTACTGCTTCATATGTTTTAAATGCTATAAGTGCATCTCGTTCTATAAGTTCATCATATGCACTTACAGCTTCTTTTGTCCCTAACGCAATAACCCCATCAGGTGGAGAAAGTGCTGTTCAATTTCAATTTGGTAGTGGTATTGCTGGAAGTAATAGATTTACATTTGATTATAATAATAATATTGTAAATATAAATAATGGTGCAACACTTAATGCAACTGGGTCTTTACTCGGAACATCTTCATTTGCTACTCAAGCATTAACCTCATCTATTGCAGTAACCGCATTAACAACTCGTACATCTACAAACGCAACCTACTTTCCAATATTTGTAGATTCATCAAATGGTTCCGCTGCTCCAGAAACATTATGGTCTTCAACTGGAAATATAACAATAAACCCAAGTTTAGGTTCAGTATCTGCAACTTCATTTACTGGTTCATTAACAGGTTCTGTAAATGGAGCAGTTATTGATAATACTGCCTGGGTTTCATACACCCCATCATGGACAGCAAATTCATCAAATCCTGTAATTGGAAATGGAACAATTACGGGTCAATATAAAGTAATTGGTAAAACATGTTTTGTAAGAGGTAATATAGTAATGGGGTCAACTACTACATTTGGTTCTGGAGAATGGTATGTTTCAATGCCATTTACAGCATCACATGCCGATGCTATACTAATGACAGCAAATTTACTAGATAACGGTTCAGCTTGGTATAATGCAGTGTTAAATGGAGCACGCGCTGGATTTAATTTTAAAACAGCAATACAATATCAAGCTACTGGTGGAACTGCAAATGATGTAAACTCAACCCAACCATTTACGTGGGCAAATAGTGATAGATTTCTTTGGAACGGTTCTTACGAAATTGCTTAAAAGTACTTGGCTCCCTTAGGGAGTCTTTGTACATTTAGCGAAAATAAAGGTTATGCACGAGTTCATCAAAGAAAGTAGTATTCGCCACAGCAAAGAAATGGTTTTGAGCCATATCAAAAAGCTTCAACCACTCAACTACAACAAATTTATGTGGTGGAGAACCCACACAGACAAAGTTGTTCCACTAGGCAAACGTGCTTTGCTCAAGGACCGTATTCTAAACGGTGATTTCAACCCGTCTTCATATTTTTGGCAAGCACAACTTGCGCTTTACACCGCAAAAGACAAGCTTGACTTATCCAAACACGATACTCGCTATCAACTTGAGTTGATTGCAGTTGACATTCAACGTTACAAAAAGTTGATGGAAGACTTTGAGAAGGAAGAAACAAATCGTATGGTTGCTTTATATGAGGCGTTTACCTCTGAATATAAAATTTCTAGAGAAGAACTAGAGGAACGTTTCCTCAAATTCAACGGTACTATTTTAGATTTTTACTACTATGCAGAAGAGTTTATTTATAAACTTCCTGCAAGTGTTCGAAAAGACAATCGTGGACGCCCTAAAAAAGTACTGAATCAACCTCTTCCAAGAGTTTTACAAGTAAAACGTGGAAGACCTAAAAAGAATAATTAATATGTGGTACAAATTTAACAAATGGTTTGAATTGAACCTAGGTTGGTTCCTTATCAGCGGAAGAAAACAAGATGCTTGGGCAAGATACTTAAAGAAAAAATATAACAATGAGAATTAGATTTTATTTACACAACACCCTAGAAGGTGATTTTACTCAAATGGCTCTTTTGCCTGCACTGTATATAACACATAACAAAATTACTAAAAACATCAGATTGCTTTGTTTAAGCGCTAATGTGTTGTTTTGGGATTTTGGTTTCACTGTAGAATGGTTAAAATGAACAACATAGAACACGACTATTTAAAACTACTCCATGACATTTTAAACAATGGAGTAGAAAAACAAGACCGCACAGGCACAGGTACCATTTCAGTATTTGGAAGACAGATTCGACACGACATGAGTCTAGGTTTTCCTTTATTGACTACAAAGAAAATGCCATTTAAAACAATTGTAACTGAATTGTTATGGTTTTTACGTGGTGATACAAACATTAAGTTCCTTGTTGACAACAATTGCCATATCTGGGACGGAGACGCTTTCAAAAACTTTATGAATATGAGTGAAGGTGATCTTGATTTGATTTGGAACCAGGAACAGTTCATCGAGATGATTAAAACAGATGATGAGTTTGCTAAGAAGTGGGGTGAATTAGGCCCAATTTATGGTAGACAATGGAGGAATTGGAATGCTATATTTGATGGCGGAGTAGACCAAATCACAAACCTAATCAATGACCTTAAAAACAATCCAGACTCAAGACGATTAATGGTCAATGCTTGGAATGTAGGTGAATTAGACCAAATGGTACTTCCACCTTGCCATTATGGATTCCAATGTTATGTAAGAGAAGATAAGTATCTTTCATTGATGTGGAATCAACGTTCAGTAGATACTCCACTTGGTTTACCATTTAATATTGCAAGTTATGCTCTGCTATTGATGATGATTGCAGATGAAGTAAATATGGTACCTGATCAATTAATTGGTAATTTAGGTGATTGTCATATCTATTTAGACCAAGTAGACGGAGTTAAAGAACAATTAACAAGACAACCTATGTCACTGCCAAAAGTTACTATCCAAGATGGAATCTATTGTAGCTCCCCAAGTGATGTACTTTTAGAAAACTATGAATCGCATCCAAGAATTGTTTTCCCTTTATCA